GGTTTTTCATGAGCAAAAGGCCTGTAAGTTAAAACCTTTTGGCCCTGCTCCGGCATACGTTCATTTACATCGATCCATTGTAATACTGCTTCAGCTTTAGATGCATTCCAAAAACGCCAAAGTTGGTACGCTTGGGTTTTCATCCACCAAACTTTGCCATCTTCCACAATGATGTAATCAAAAAGATTGGTATTCGTGTATGAATCAGCCAATACCTCAACAATGTACATCTTCAGGCATTCTTTTTTGAATATCCATCACACCACCTCAATCCAGATTTAAATTTTCAACAAAGTCCAATACAAATGCATAACAGTCTTCTTTGTTTTTATTTTCGAATTGAGGTTCGTGGTTTATATAAATTCGGTAATTACCATCATTCATAACAACCAGCTCAATAAAATACTCTGAGAAATTCCAATAACTTAGAACCACCACACCACCTGCATATTTTTGAAATTGAAGGTCATTTGTTCTGTTCCTTATCTAGTTCACAACGGCATTTTCCAATCCGAAAATATTCAATTGGTCCTGGTGCATCCTTGGGCGTAAATTCATAACGACGGAGTTTATAAATTGATTTGCCGGATTTAACTTTGAAATCATCACCATTAATTTCTGTGATTTTTCCCGTGTAAGCTTTTTGACTTACTTTTACTTGTCCATTGCCTAAAGGATTCCGTATTTCGATCATAAAATTGATCTCATCACCCACGTTGAAAGAATCAAAATCTGGAAGGATTAAACCGCCACATTCACAGTGATATTTAGACATTTTCATGCTCCTAAAACTGCAGTACTTGGGATGTTGGCAATGACAAAAAACTGGCGGATTGCCCAGCGTTTACGGTGTTCAATGTCATAGCTAGAAAGTGGTATCGAATGTTTAAAGTTCGATTGGCGTTTAAACTGAACATGCGGATGCGTCTTTTTCATTTTGAAAAAGTTCGGATGGATCTGATCCGGTGTAAGTACAGCAGTTGAAACAGTAGTTTCAGCCTGAGCATTTTGTGGGTTAGAATCGTGTTGCATTGTTTCGTTCTCCGACGAGGTGGTGTTAAGCACAGCTTTGAGTTGGCGCTCTAGGCTGTGCGACTTAAAAAATTAATCTTTATTTGGCATTGGTTTTTCAAAAATCCAGCAGCGTTTGGTTGAACTGGTGATTTTGCTTTGAATAGCTTTATTGGCTTCAACAAAGCGGTAGTGCAAGCTGTGTCGTAATGCATTTTGAAGTTCATTCACGTCTGGTAATGAATAGCGATAATCCGCTGCGACCTTGTATAAATGGGCAAAATTGATAGCGAATACATCTGATTTTGCAGAGTGATTAACCACACTTTCACAATGCTGGGGATTGGTAATGGCATCTTCCATTTCCTCAACAGTAGTCCAAAAGTTCTGAACAATCACTGAATCAGATTTAAGAACCTTGTCTCGGTTTTGCGCCATTGCTAGTAATTCAGCATGAACTTGTTGCTGGATCTGCTCTGGTACTTCAATCACGTGTTGGCAAATTGCATCGAATAGCGCCATCAATTGGGCATGGTTATGCACCACACGTGAACTTTGAATGTTGTGCTGTTCTTGGTGTAAAAATACATCGTGCTTTTGAAGGTTAAAGCTATAAGCTTCCAGTACTGCTTTTTCTTTGTTTAAACACTTCAAAATGAATTGGCTAACATTCTCAGGTTCGTATTTTGAAAGTCTGCGTGATGCATAAAGACTATTTTTAGTCAGTTGATCTTTATAAAATTTGACATGAACGATACGCCCCATAACAGCTTCAGATGCTAAAACTTCAGCATTTTGGCTAATGATGAGTGTGCCCATAAATGGTGGTTCATAAGTCTCATTCCCCCCATTTTTTACGCCTTGAGCACCTAGCGATCCACCGTCATACAATGTTTTTAGTGTGTCCCAGTTAAATTGCTTTGCAGCAGATTCCCCTTCACGATCTGATTCGATCAAAACGACTGGTAAGTTTGAAACTTGTCTAAAAGTACGAGTTAAACCAGCTTTAGAAGTTTTACCTGGATTTGGATCTACACCTTCATAATTGATACGGCCAAAAAGTTTCCATAAAAATTGTAAAAGTGTAGTTTTACCTGTTCCTGGTTCACCTACCAATTCTACAAATGGAAAGGACTTATGCATTTGACGGATCTGCTGAGCATACAAACTACCGAAGAAGGTCGTGAGTGCCAATAAGCCTTTTACACCATAAGCCCCTATTAGGTCTGTAATCCAAGCATTTTGGTAATCGGTTTGATTGGCATTGATGTCTAAAGTAAATGGTGCACGGCTTTTTAAATTGATATTTTTTGGCAGTTCGAAATAGTCTTCATTGTTCATTTTGAACTGTTTGCCATTTTGGTAAGCCAATTCACCCAAAACATAGGTTTTCAGTTCGTTGTGATAGCCAACATAATTAATGAGCTGGACACGTTTAATGTCTTCAATCCATCTTTCTAATAAACGGTCGAGCTGTGTTCCACTCCCGGTGTAAACCACACCTGGTGCAACCGCCAGTAAGCGTTTTTTAAATTCTGACGCTGCAGCAAGTTGTGAACCGGTAAATGTATTTTTTACAGAATTCTGATTCCTTGGAAAATCAATGTTGAAGTAATACCAAGCTTCATCTGTTTCATCGCTGTACTGGTAATACAAAGCTGTCGGTTTACAGTTCACAATTTTGGTGACGTTTGCTGCAGCTTGTAATGCTGCTTCACGACGATCTGCCAGTGCCTTTTCTTTTTCATCCTCTAACCAGTCTTTATTGTCCTTATCTTTGTCCTCAAAATTGATGTCCTTCATGTACTCATCGTACTTGTCGTTATCCAATTTGAACCAATAGACCTGATTGTTAAAATCGAAAGGAAAAGTTTTATTACCATTGCGCTTGTAGATAAGTATTGCTTTATCCACAGGTTTTTCGGCAATAAGTAAAGCTCCGTAGTACTTGTAGGTCTCAAGGTCAGTAAATTTTAGGCGGTCTTGTTTATAGAGGTCATTCCAGTCATTCTTTTTACGTCCAGCTGGCGGTAATGCAGCTTCGCATTCGAATCCATCTGCAATCGCTTTTTCAATGTTATGAAAAACTCCGTCATGGCCAGCTTTGTCGTTATCGAATGCCCAAACCAATTTTGGTAATGGCTTATTCCCTGCAGCAATGCATTTTTCTTTAATGCTATTTAAAAAAATAGATGGGTAATAACCAGAACCTGCAGATAAACAGCTAAAACTTGTAATGCCCGATAACCATAATGCAATGGTGTCAAATATGCCTTCAGTAATCCAAATTTCTTTAGATTCGATATAATTTGTGTTTGGCGTTAACCATGAATGGCCCTGTGACTTCCAACCTTTTTTAAAGGTATTTTTTGGCAATACGCCCTGCTCATCTAAAATACGTTGCCACCAACCATGATTACCATCTTCATCGGTGATCGGAAAACGTAACGTGGTTGAACCTATATTTAGTTCAAAATCTTTATAATATTCTTGCGAATATAGGCCTTTCAGCCGATCGACTGGTAAGCCACGGCCTTCAACAAGATAAGCATCTACGGTTTTTGTTGGGTTTTCTGCTGTCGGGGTGAAACGCTTTTCCCATTTTTCGAATAAGTCTGGGTAAATGTCACGGATATAAGTTGTTTCGCCACATTTATTATTCCGTGGACAGTGAATCACCCACGGTGATTCAAGACTGGCCCAAGCTTCTTTTTTTGAACAGCTTGGGCATTTACCCAAGCGTAATTTATCGCCACGTTCTTTAAATTCAAACTCTTGTATTAAGCGTTCGACAACCAAAGCTTGAGTTTCTGGGAACATCATTTAATTAAACTGCCTTAGAAATAGTGTCGTTTTGACTTCGATTTAAGTTCTTGGCCGACGAGTTTTAGAAGTCGCTCTTTCAAACGTGCACTAAGTAGATACTCAATAGTTTCTTCGTCTGTTTCGAAACCTATTAAATGTTTTACTTCTTGGATGACCTTGAGTTCTTGGTCACTGAAAAGCACGGGTTGAGTTGGCATATTCAGCTCCTTCAAAGGTGGTCTAAAACGCCTTTCTGAAAGCCTTCATTTTGATATTGTTCAACAGGTTCTTCATTGACCAGTTCAAAAGCTTGCTTCATTGCCATTTGACGAAGAAGTATGCCGACTGGAATACCTGTCATTTTTGACAGTACCGTGAACAGATCTAATTCATCGTTTGTAAGATTGACGTTTTTTCTATTGGTACGTTTCGGATTGATCAAAGACATTGTCAGCTCCTGTTTATTTGCTGTTACTTGTTTTTCCTTGGAAATATGTTTGCGCGATCAGGCTTGAACGGCTCATATCAGTTTTTTCTGCCTGTTGGTCAAGTGAATCGACCTCAGCTTTCGGCAGATAAACAGTGCAGCGAATACGGCCACCAGGCATCTTTCTTGAACGCGATTTATTGGGGGGTGAATTTAATGTTTTCATACAGTATTCTACGGTTATAGTGATGTGCTAAGACCCACTATAGCACATATATTTAGTCTTTCAATCATTATTGGTGAAATATATGTCCGAGAACTATGACGAGCTGTCTGCCGTCATCTCTGATCGTTTTAAGTCAGAACTTGATAAGAAAAATCTTCGTGCAAAATCGTTAAGTCGTGAGATTGGTGCACATGAAAATACGCTGGGCAATTACGTGCGTAATAAAGTGCCAGACCAATGGGTTTATTTAGCCAAACTGCATGAACAAGGTATCGATATTCGTTATGTATTGCTTGGTATAGACCCCGATTTTAGTGGTTTAACCAGTGAAGAAAGTTTGTTGTTGAAAGCCTATAGACAGCTTGGTTCTGAAGCGCAAAGTGCGTTATTGGGTTTAAGCACGGTATATGCGAAAGACATGGAAAATAAGTAATGCAAAAGTGCAAAAAAGCCCGCTTTGCAACGGGCTTTTTGATTATTCCTCTAGTTTAGTCTGAACTTGGGTCAGCTTGTGTTCTAGATCCATCAGCTGATAGATAATGTCTGAGGTTTGATAGGTCACATCTCTTTGCGGTGCTACTTCTAGCGACTGTCGCCAAATACGCAGTGTACTTAGTGAACAGTCGAGTAATAGTTCTGCTTGATCTTGTGAAATTTCCATTATTTCCCCCTGGGCAATTTGATTTAATTGAAATTGCCAAACACGGATTTCCGCATTGTTCCAGATAGGGCTGGAAATGGTATGTTCTCCATTGAACTTAGGATAGATCAGGTCTGAAAGCGACTCTTTTAGTATCTCTATATCCAATTTTTTGTTCGATTGCTCACTTTTTGCGAACTCATTGAGTAAGTCATTAATTTGGTCTGGACTAATAGATAAATGCCCTTTTGCTGTGTCATGGTTAAATGAAAATTGCGCTTGAACACAGCGATCGACAATTTCAAATAACTGTTTACACAACAATTGGCTCTTTTCAGTTTTGGCTTGTACGCGTTCTGCAATAGG